AACCTATATGGAGATAATACTTATCGTCTTTTCCATCCATCTTAATAGCTTCTAGCTGCTCAGATGAAATTGGTGTGTTCTGTGCTATCACAACTACACGAGTATTTATTGTATTACTATCATGCATACGCGGAAGTTCGTCTAGCTTTGATTGTAGAGAGTCAATATGCAAATCAATGTCTGTTTTATCTACTAACACTGTTACACGGTAATTCCTATCATCATAGCAATCATCTTCTATCATCGCATCTGGATGGTTTTGCAAAACCTTATAAGTAAAGTTGTGTAAATCTTTAACACTACCATACACAGGTAATTCTGCAATTTCTACTGTGCGCTTATTTTCCATCAGCCCCTCCAACATATTCGTAGAAGCTCTTCATACCTCCATTGGCTCCCATTGACGATCCGCGTACATCAATAGCAATCTGGTTCAGTAAGTTGATTTGTTGCTCTAAAACCTGCCAATTCTCCTCGTACATACTTTCGTATTCCCGATCACTTTCAGCGTCCTCTTCGATATTCTTACCATAAGAGAAGCAACCTCCAGACAATTTTACCATCTCTTGTGTCAAGCTTACATCACGTCGAAGATGGCTTAGTGTTCGTATTTCTGAGGTGCAAAATGGGTTAGCTCTAAATGAAGGATCATTACGAAGCTCTCCAATCAACCGATACCCTACTACTGTCTTACCAAACATATTCTTGTGTTGCGATGCTGAATATTCGTAACCACCAGTGATGTCCATACCTGCTGTACGAGCATGATTAAGAACTTTCTCATCATTATCAGGGTGTATCAATTGTACCTCGTTCATTCCTGCGAAGTCGTTTAACTTCAAAATGTCACTGCAACTCAATACAAACACTATACACCTCCTTTGTCACCAGCTAAAAATCCCACCACTTCAAATCCTTTGAGATTGACAGGGACAAAGTTTGTTGGCTTTTTAATCTTCCCTGTCTCCTTATCCTTAAAGATGATTACATCATGCTCATCGTCAATAATAGGAAATGTGTTAGCAGGCGCATAGAAATCTATAGGTAGACGAACATCATACGGTACGTATTTTGATAGATTGTTCTCATTCACTTTCTTCAAAGCCCCTGCCACATCGAATCCGCAAGCTTCTAGCTTTTGCATGAGTCCTGCTACTGTTACGAAGAGGTCACAAACTCCGTCCGTTAACTCAACTTCAGGATTGTAGTTAGGGTCTTTATTGTCATCGTCATATCTCCCTTCAGGGTAGATACCACGCTCAACAGCTTCAAAGATGAAACTCAATTGGCAGTTAATGCTATCTGGTGTTACGTTGTCTAAGTTAGAAGCAATCTGATTAAACAGCTTCACATTCTTGTAAGCTTCTCGAATTGTATCTTCCATTGTGTTGTAGCTCATTATATCTCCTCGTTCGTTAATTCATACGCATCTATCACTTGTGCATTATCTACACACCAATTATAACCTTCTTGTTCTACAAATTTCATAAGTGAATCAACAGCTCCAAGCGATGTGTCTTCGTAATGTATATCTATTGTGCAGCTTACTCTAAAAGTTTTATTCATGTTATTTCTCCCAACGAATGTTTATTCCAAACTTTTCTGAAAACCTGATAGCATCTTGTTCATTGTAAAATTCACAGATTCTATTTGCATTATCGTCATACAAGCAACCAACAAATTTAATCTCATTTTTGTTTGGCAGAAGCACGACAGCAGCTCTTGCGTAAATATTCACTACCATATTCTCTCCTAAAAATTAAAGTTAAAATTTCCCATGTGCTGTCGCATTTGCTCGTGTAATTGCTCTTGAGCGATGCAAGCATTATACAGTGTTTGGTGCTGTAAGTCTAGACTTTTCAAATATTCTAACAAGTCTGGCTCATTCTTGTATGCATAAGCAACTCCGTAACGGTATTGTGTACATCCTACAGAGAAGCCTTTGTCATCGAATAGAGCTGTCTTATCTGCAAGAACTCCTACGTTTCCTTGAGGAGCTATTGAGACATAGCCGTTCTCGTATAGTGTCAGTAGGATGTTTCTGAAGAGTGGGATTGTAATGTTGTTCATCTCGACTCCTTATCCTTTAAAATGTACTCTATAGTGTATTCGTAATATTGATGAGATGTCCCAACACTTGCGCTTAGTCCGATAACATACACCTCAAAGACATCTTCTGTTTCATCTGCATTCCTGATTAATATAGTAGTTTCTGTTAGAGGGAGATTTGTTACAGGCTTTTTGCTGAGAATTTTAATCCTGTTCAAGTCCATGTAAACAATTTCATCTCCTACTTGTTCAAACACGCCCCATTTATGGTTTAATACGCTGAGAGTTGCGGGAGTTGGTGTCATTTAGCCTCTCCTGTAATTACGACATGTGTTGGCTTACCTAGAGAGTTCATATAGTCAATCATACCTTTTGTACCTTTGGACTTACCATCCCAAATGGCTAATAACTCATCTGCAAAGTCTCCCATCTCTCGATTACGAATATGACCTGCAGCTTTACCATTAGAATTCCAATCTGCAGGGAATCGGTGGATAGTTAAGTGGTTCTTTGCAGCAAATTTAAATCCTTGTAAGTCAACTCCCTTTGCCATACCACATACAACTTCTATAGACTTACCATATTTCTCCCACAATCCAGAGTCTATGACAGCCTGACGAACTGTCTTGTAGTCGTCTATGTCTCTACTTCCTGCGATGATTAGTTTCATTTAACTTCTCCATAATTCTCCAATAACCAATCAATAGATACAACCATAGGGTTATAACTACCATTCTTAACATTGTGCTTAACAACAATTCCTTTCCAATGATGATTCCCTTGCTGTCCTTTGTAGTCTTCTTCGTGCATATAGAAAGCTCCTGCTACTAAACCAAATTGCTGCTCTCCGTCAATTTGCAAGTATCGTGTAGCAATGTCAAGTATCTGCCTATGTCCCATACTGAATGATCGACCAAGCTTTGTCAGCATATTAGCTGCAGTGCCTGTCATTGGCTTTCCTGTCATAACATTCTGGAAGTAGTGGCAATATGCAATTCCACCAACTGTCACAGGAGTTAGGAATGGGTAAACTTCCCAACCAAACTCTTCATACTTCAAATTACCTATTCCTAGGAAACCATCAAGCTCTGGACAACTGTTCACATGTCGTGTGATTCTATCCTCATGATTGCCTAAAGTTAAAATAAGTCGAGGTTTGTATTTAATCTCACCGAACTCTTCTAACTCTGCTTGTTGTAAATTATAAAGAGGTTCCAACAATATCCACATAGCTTCAATTGCTGCGTTGATATCATTAATGACTCGCTTGCCTTCTGCAGACTTTTTACCTTTGTCCCAACTCGATAAACTTGGAACGTCTGCAAAGTCTCCGATGTTAATTATCACATCTGGCTTCTTGTGTACAATAAAATTACCTAGTGCGGCTAAGTGAGAAAAATCTACACCTTCCTTGGCTTGCACATCTGGAATGAATAAGTGAGTACCCTCCTGTTTTGTTGTGTCTGTAACAATCTTAAATACAGATTCGTAGCTGACTACCTCTTTATCAGCTACAACACTAGCTTGTTCATACATCTCATCAACCCGCTTAACAGCATCCGTGTCATCGTCCACCTTCTCACGCTCTTTGTAATAAGCCCGTAACGCATCTGACACAGAACTCTTAGGAACTCCTAACTCTCGTGCAATCCCACGCCAAGATACAGCACCAGTTTCTGCTAATTTGATGGCATCTAATAACCATTCTTTGTTCATGTATTCTCCTTATGTTCATTATGAAAATCGTATGCTGCTTGAAGAGCTAAAATCAGATTTGGGACATCTTCAATATCGAACTCATCATTGGACAGAAACACCATGTACTTCTCATCGTCCAAATAGCTACTACAAATATCTACAACCTCTGTGTCCCCATTCTTGCAGTCAAATTTCCAGCACAAATCATCTTCGTCAGCTCTGATAGTCATACATTCTCCTCAAACCAATCTCTATTAATCCAGACTTCACAATCATAATCACTAAGTATTAAGTAGGTATAAGTAGACTCTTCTAATACAAAGTAAGCCTTGTTAAAAGTGAGAAAATCTTTCCCTCCTGTCACTTTACAAATCACTCGATTACTCATTGTGTTTCCTCCACAACTTCAAATCGTCCCTTGTTCCAATAGTTTGTATTGGCATCCACCATATAACTATCTTCACGCTCATCTAGCACCTTATACACCGTCCCTTCTTTGAGATAAGGCTCTGCTTGCTCACTGTATATACATTTTACGAACATTAGGCTTCTCCTTTAAACTTAAAATCATAAGCTGCTTGCAATGCTAAGATGAGCTTAGGAATGTCTTCGTAATGTAAATAAGATTTACTATTACCTTCTCCATCATAAATGTCGATAGTTGTGCAGCGAGTATCTGCATTCACGTACATAACCTCTTTATTGACATTTCGGAATGCAAAATTCTCAGTTACATTATCATTTGGTTCATCAACGAATATCATACACTCCCCTTATAACTAGCAATAACACGTTCAAAGAACTTCTCCAAAGCAACCTTATTCATTCCACCAGAACACTCCTCATCAACTCCGTATGTTCCTACCATGAAGCTGATGCGATTTGTGAGTTTATCACCTTCGTTACCTAGCTCAAAGAGCTTTGATACTAAGTGTTGTGCTAAGGAGGTTTTGCTGAATTTCTTTGTGGGCTCTGACTCTATGAAGGTATCATCCAAAAGCTCGAATCTAGTTTTGCACCAATAATAACTCCAATTCCCGTTTTCACATACATCAAATAAGTCTGGATTTGAGGATTGCTTTACTTCATAAATTTGCCCAACATTAAAATGATTTACGTCATTGTAGTTACGAATACATTTAGCTCTCATGATATGTCACTCCTTATAAATAAACTTGTAAATTTCCAACAAACTCATTCTACGTGAAGCTTCGTTATTGGTCAAGTAGTTTTCTTCAAAATTCCACATTTCTATGAAATTAATAACGTCCTCTTTAGACTCAGTTTTCAGGATGTTGATTACTTCTTTCTGGATGATAGCTTCTTCCTCTGTCACACCATTCTTGAACATATATGTTTTTACAGAGTGACAATCATGACACAACACAGCCAACCCACTCTCATCACAGAACAATCTCTGCATAAATCCTTGCACATCTTCCCATCCTTGTAGCTTACCAGCCTCAATAACATGGTCAACTGCGACTTGTTTTGCAGAGAACAGTCCTTTACATTTAGCACACTCAAAACAAATCTTCTGCCTAGGATTGTCTCCCACATAAGGACGCTTAGCTGCTGCGAGAGCAGCGTATATTGGTGGATGCCGCTGTGAAATCTTTCTTAAAGAGCTTCTCAACCATACGAAGAAGTTTACAGGCTTCTTAGCTTTCTTCATACGTTCCAATCACTTCGTAAGATATTTCAACCTCTTCTTTCACATTATTTTTCATCCACTCTACAAAATCTTCAACTGTGGAAATGCTTTCCCCTGTGGCTTCTTGCATGTCAGAGTACGAACAAAACGTATGCTCCCCAGTCTCTTTGTCCACACTGACACAGCCCTTAAGTTGTGGTATATCTACAAGACATCCATAATAATCACTTCCAACCACTTGAATTTTATATTTCTTAATTTCCATGATTCCAATTCCCTTCATTGTAACTTTCAAAACATGCGTTAGAGATGCCCCACAAGTTCTTAGGAACCTCTACAGAAATGCCAGCATCCCACTCCTCTTCCATTGCGCAGCTCCACATAGCATGACGCTTGGCAGACTCTTCAAATATCATCCAAGCTGGTAGGCAATTGTTCCAGCTCATGAAGATGTTCCTTTGTGTATCTCAGGACAGTCAGCTTCTTCATAGAGTTCTTCTAAATCCCAAGCATAAGCAATGCGTGGAAGTATTACTAAGAATGCTTGAATCTCGTCATCATAGTTCTTTAAGCTGCAAGCGAATGTATAAGTTGTGTCATCAATCCACTCATTTACAACGTCATCCCATTCACTCGGCATATAGCTCAAAGCTCCTTTTGGAATAAAACCAGAGCGACCTTTGTTGGCAAACACCATCACTGCACCCGCCGATAAGCGATATGCAAGGTCAGTCCAGTCAAAGTCTGTTTCCTGTAAATGTGCTGCTACATATGGCTTGAAAGTGATCGTTCCTTTTAATCCTGTGTACATTCCCATGTTATTCCTTCCAATCAATTCCAAGATTGTTTAAGAGCTTCTCTGTGCTGAACACATCATCTTCTGAGCGTTTCATGTGACAGCACCATGCGTACAAATCCATGAACTCTATCAACGTCTTGGCTTGTGGATTTCCTTGCCAGTCAATATACTCAATCTTCTCATCTAAGCTTCTACCTTTTGGATAATACCATGTTTTGTATTGTCGTAACACAGCCTCTACAGCTTCTTTATCGTTCTTACAGTCTTTTAGTAAGTCATACATAGCAACAACTCCAAAAGGCTTACCAGCTAAATCTACAGGCTTGAACTTATCAGTGTTCCAATCACCATATACCCACTGTGCATAGAAGAACTTCCTACCGTACCCATCAAAGTCATTTCGCTTGTCATTTAAAGTAATTTCACCAAAACCCTTAACTAAGAATGGTTCTGTGTGCTTATTCCAATTGTACATCCAACCAGCTACACCATTTTGGTCTCCGTCAAGAGTGCAAGCAATTGTCTTAACGCCTTGTTTCAATCCCTCTGCGCATCGTATGGCAAGCATATCATCTGCCTCAAAATTGTCAACTACAACTGCTCCTTGATGCTTGATTAAATACTCTCTACACTCTTTCAACTGCACTGGACGGAGTGTATCACTTCTCCCTAGTTTGTACTGTGTTGGGAGAGGTAAAGAATCTCTGAAGTTATTCTTACCGCCTAAGTATAGCTCAACTTCATCTGCATCACAATCTTCTTTTAGCTTCTGTATCCGAGACTTCATTGTTTGTATAGCGTGAGAAATATCCTCTGGAGTTTGCACATCAACCACATCAAATTCTTCTGGCTCAAATGCCCCTTTGATTTGCGCTTTGAATGCTGTTCTGTGAGGGCATATAATCTCGTGTCCATCTGTCTTGTGTGTTGCTCGTATGCTTCTGGTTTCATTAGCTGCGGCAGCTCTATAAGCCAGAATATCTGCATCAATTACCACAATTGTTTTAGTCATCGCTTCCCCTTCCTCATAGCAACCATTTTCAACCTCTGTCGCTTGTTAAGTGTACCACGTCTAATCTCATCATAAACCTGTCTTAGAATTGGAGAGTTTGCAAGAATCTCCTCAGCTTGTGCTTGTTTGAACATCCACAGAGTGAACTCTCGTAGTGTTGTAATGTCTTCCATTTGTTCTCCTCCTTACCAACATACATCTAAATAAATTTCTTTTACTTTCTCTAAATCTACAGTAGGAGCTATTTCACCTATCATGTCTAGAATATTCTCATCATATTGCAACTCAAAGAATCTTGATAGCTTAAAACTGCAATCATTGTGGAAGCTGTATAAATTATCCTTAAAGAACATCTGCCACTTTTCAGGTAGGTCTTTCCAAGCAACACTGTAACTCTGTACTAAATATTCCATATTCTTCTCCTTATAAACTAAAGCCCTCATACCTCACAAGGAAGCAGAGGGCTTTGTTAAGCTACATTAAAATGGTGCCGTATCAGACTCAATATCATCATCCTCTACAGGAGCTGCTTTATCTTTTGACTTAGAAGCCACCTTCTCAGGACGTGCTTCAAGAACTTCCTTACGAGGAGCTTCTGTCTTCACTGGCTTAGAGCCAAATTCATCACCAGCCTTACCACTACCACCTGAAGATTCATACTCGATGAAGTTATCCTCTTCCATCAAGACATTCTGCAAACGAGCAAATGTACCGAAGTCTGAGGTTGAAATGTAATAAGACACTTTCCCGAAACTTCCGTTCGCAATTAAACGGCTTTGTCCGATTTCAGTACGGTTTCCTTCTGCGTCATCTACAAATACTTTTGGTCTAAATTGGTCGTCAACAGGAACCCCTTCAATGGTGGCTTGTCGTTTTAATTTAATTCCGAATACATTCTTTTCGTTCTTTAGTTCTGTAGGTACTTCTATCTTATATTTAGCCTCAAACTCAGAAGCTTTGATTTTTTTAGCTGGTTGCTTTTTGAACTGCTCGTTCCATGCATCGGCAGTGTCTTCATCCACGATTACTTCAATACTCCACTCTTTATCTGTACTTTGATATTTGGTATCTGGCTGACCTACTTTTGCGTAGACAAAAGTACCTTCAATCGTGCCATATTGAGATTTTTGTTTAGTTGCCATTGTTTAGTTTCCTTTATAGAATTGCTACTTAGATTTGTGTAGAGCACTTGCCTAAAGACACTACACTGCCTCTGTTACTACTTTAAACTCTACGCAGACCAATCTTTTACAATCTCTGTCCACATACTATTCTCTCCAGACATCCTCGATAAAGAACAATCTCCACCATAATACCCGTTACTACTGTTCCTGTAAATTACCTCTATATATAGATTGCGACCTCGTGCATCTTGAAAGATAATCTTTTCTCCATATACTTGATCATATTCTTGTCTGGAACGGTTATCTTCATTAGCGAGTTTCTGTAAGTATAACGGGATTTCTAATTTCTCGCAAGCTATTACAGCAATTGGGAATGATACACGGTCGTCTGAGAAGTTAATCTCTGCAAACCAAGTCTCAGAACAACAATCACCATCTGCATCATAAATAATAGGACTTCCGCCCTCAATCTCAAATTTTATTCTGTGCTGACCTTCTGAGACAGCAACACTTAGAACCTTGCTTCCTATTAACATATCCATGTTCTCTCCTTAATCACTGAAACCGTCATTATACACATTTTAAAACTTCTTGTCAAACATTTTTAGTCGTTTGTCTCCTGAGTTTGTGATGTAATCTAAAACTACCGAGTAAGCCTTTATTAGTTCTTTTTGGTATCCAATATCTAACATCATAGTTTGAGCTTTGTGTTTCTCTATCAGATTAGAAGCATCTGTAAATAATTTAGCTCGTATAAGTTCTTCCATTATATCTGAGTCAGAGTGCTTGTTGAAATCTATTTTCATGTTTTCTCCTCGAATTTAGCCTTCAAAAGCAAATACTTTTCATACTCCCTTACTTGCTCTGCTGTATCTTGGGCTTGTTTCTTAGCAAGCTCTGCAGCATATGCCTCATCTGTTTGCTCTCGCTCCAGTACAACCTCAAAATGAATATCATAATCCCATCGCCGGAGAAAATTTAACTTAGCATCTTTGTGGAATTTACTAAGAATCGCTATTGCTTCTGATATTGTACAATCATCCAATCTCTCTTCTTCTGAGAGGATTTCTTCAACCATTCGTTTCATGTTTTCTCCTTAATCAAAAATCTGTGGTGCAAGTATGCTGACAATGACCCTCCAAGACCTGCACCAACACCTACAAATACTACAATCCATCCAAGTCCATTTTTAGCCATGATAGACACAGAGTACACTTCTGTCACAGCCATTAACATAGAAGTTGGCATGATCCACCAGTATGTTCTGTGCGCTATATTTTGCTGCTGCCACGCCTTGAGAAAGACAAAAACAAAGCTTGATAGCATTGCTAGGAAGTATAACATAGGCGGCTCTTGTAGGCTACTCATAGCTATAATCAAACAACTCTCGTGGAGGTAAGTCATTGCCTTCCTTATAGTATTGCACACAATGAATCAACATAAACAGGTTACATACTACGTGCGCAATGTGTTTACGTCCAGACTCTGCATCAACCTCTTCACCGTTAATAATTGCCATTGTATGACGTACAGCACAAGCTAAAGGGATACTCCAATTGAATCCTTTAGCCCAATTCCAAGCCTTATACTTCTTGGCTCCATAAGTGAACACATGAGTAGCCTCTTCAATATCCTCTAAGCTCAAGCTCTCCAAAATATTGAATAAGTAAGCTGGAGAATGTGTCTTCTGAAATTCTCCGAGTGTGCTAATAATACATGTGTATTTCTGCATATCTTCAGTTGTCACTAGGTGAAGATAATCTGCAAAATCACTCAATAACAACATTGAATAATCAGGCTTCCCACTATTGTAACGAGCACCAGAGCCTTTCTCGTTGCTGTCGATGTTTCCTACTTGTTGTGCTACAGTTGTTGTCATGTTATGCCTCCTTCTGTTTGTTAATAAGTGATATTGTAGAGTGGTTTAATTAGGGTGTCAAACATCTTATCAATCTCGTCAGTAATATCTCTACGACTGCGTTTGTTTACAATGCTGCTGATTGTTGTCCTTGGCTTTCCCATACTTTTAGCTACAACATTGACACCTTCTCCAAGTTTAACTCTAGTATACGCTTCCTTGACTTCATCAACTGTTAGAATTGCTATTTTACCGTACTTAGACCTTTTCTCCATACGCCCTGCTGCATGAGCGTGGTCAATATTGCTTTTCCTAGAAATCCATTCAAGATTATCAACATGATTGTTGCTCTTGTCGCAATCCTTGTGGTTCACTTGAGGTAAGTTGTCTGGATTATCTAAAAAGTTTTCGGCTACAAGTCTATGCACATATTTTCTTACAGAATTAAACTTACCATCTTCATTTTTATAGCAAGTTACAGGATATGTTAAGTAACCTGCACCATTATCAGCAACTTTGGCAATCCTGCCATCGTCAAACAACATTCTTCCAAAGTTGCTGATCTTCTTACCTACATACTTGCCATTGTAATACACATCTTTCCAAATTTCTTCCATTTATTACTCCTATGACTAAAGATGATATTGTACCACCTAGACTAAGATTTGTCAACAGGTTAGTGGATATCCGAGTACTTTAATCCAAAGTTGATATCACAAGCTAAATCTCTGTTGAGTTTAAGTTGCTTATTGACTTCTTCAAGCCCATCTGAAATTAGCTGCCTAAAATCTTCCTCTAACTCCACTTCCTGCTCATTAATTAATTCATCCGTTTATTCAAGTGAGTTCGTCAGACTCACCCCGCTTTCGCTGCTGCATATTCCTATGCAGTCTAGACTATCTCACATCCTTTTAAGGATTCTCCCATTTCGAGTCACTTGACCCTACGCTTTTCAGCTAGTCGTTACACGTTCCTATTTCTAAGCTTCGCTAGGTATTGTCCGTTCTGGAGTTTCACCTAATTAGAGAGATTATTCGACACACCTTTCGGTGTGAAGCCACCAACATTAATGGAACTGCCCAAGCAACTTAAACTCCAACCCACGTTGCTTTGCAAGTTTATTACAATGCCACAACCACAAATCTAAAATGTACGCACCTGTACCTTGAATCAATGTACTAAAACGATCTTTGTCAGAGCGCAGAGAGTACCAGAACTTATTGATAGGATTTAGCTGCCAATCCCCAAAAGATGTTTTCTTCACAGTCATCATCTTAGAAATCTTCTCAATACTCCAATTCAGTTTGTGATAACCTTCATGAAGCTTCTTAGCCACCTTCTCAGATACCTTAGCTGTTCTTGCAATTGTCTTGACACCTGCCCCATATTGACAGGCATAATTCGTAGACTTTCCTGCAGCACGAATATCATCAAGTCGTCTGAACTCTGCATCACCTTCATCTGTGTGCTGATCTTTGGGAAGCTTCTTGTACATCTTGTACCAAGCAATCTCTTCCTCTGTAATCAGTCCACCCATGCCTGCAACCATTAGATGTGGGTCAAACCCATCTTCCATCTGACTCTTAACATACTCAGGGTCAATCTTCCATTGGAAGTGGTGTTTTAGACGGTCTTCCAGCGATGAGAGATCTGAGCCTAATAGCGAACAGCCATCCCTAGCAACTAACAAACCACGAATCTGTTCACCATAAGCCACCCGTAGACTAGGTAAATTTACGAGGGTAGAGTGCTGTAGCCTCAACGTATTAGTAAATCCCTGACAACCAGCTTCCAAGTATCCATCAACATGATCGCGTAAGAACCCCTTCACCATACTATTGCGATGATTGAGAATACCCAATCCTGCAATATGTTCAATACCTGCACACTTTGGAATCAAGTCTTTTACAGATTGGCAAACTTCACCACCCTTTAAATTCACTTGTGGAATCTGTCGTGTTGTCCCATCATCTTCACGAACAAACTTGAACGTCTCAGGAATCCAATTTAAACTGTCGAGCCACGATTTTATTTGTGTGTGACTTGCTGGATTACCATCTTCATATTCTTTGACTACTTTAATATCTTCTTTGTGCTCAAATGGAAGTCCTAAAGATTCTGTAAGTTCCTTCCAACGCAGCCCTGTTGCAGACAGTTCACCACTTTTTGTATATGGCTTGGCTGGACGTGAGCGAACAACATACTTTGGATTCTTGGGCATTGCAAGACGCAAGGCATCTGTCTTTTTCTCAACTTCTACCTGCAACTCCCCTTGCAGCTTCTCAGCACCATCAATGTCAAGCTTCCACTTATTACGTTGTTGCATCACTTGCTCATCCATCTTCCACATCAAGAAGTCAACAATGCGTTTATAGCTACCTTCTTCTTTACCGTACAACTCTTGCAGTCGTGCAACTTGCCTGAGCCACAGACGTTTCTGAATCTTACAATCTTCAATAACACGATGGTTGTAGTCCTCTTGTGTGAGGTTTTCCCAATCAGTAATTGGTGGCTTAGGAACACCAAACTCCTCGCCATATTTTTCCAATCCGTGAATGATTCTTGAAGGCTCTAAATACCATGACAGAGCGACACTATCAATTAACTTAGAACTGCTTGTGTCAAACCCTAAGAATTGCAATGCTTCAAAGTCAAACAGCTTGCCATAGTGCATCACAAGTGTATGTCCAGCATCCAAGAAATCTTGTATCCCTTGAGGATTTGTGTGTTCAAATAGAACAATCTCATCACCATCAATAGGTATTGCGCAGAAGTTATGAAGCCGTGGATTGGCTTGCTTCTTCATCTGGTGCAATAACCCTGTGGTTTCAATATCTGCTGCATAAATACCCATCACCCCTCCAAATAATCAATCATCCAAATTCCCAAGCAATTC